ACCAATTCCAAGATGTGAATACCATTGAGGTAGATTTCCTGATCGCGCCAGGAATGGCAGACAAAGAAAAACAGAAAACTGTTGTTGCTGATTTGGTTTCAATTGCTGCGGGCACGAACGGTAGAATGGACTGTGTTGTTGTCACTTCACCTGACAGAGCTGCTGTTGTTTACAACCCCGATCCAGTATCCTCTACGTTATCTACGACGAACGATTTTAATGGTTCGTCATATCTGATCGTAGATAATAACTACTTGAAAGTTTATGACAAGTATAACGATCAGTATGTCTTTATTCCCGCTGCTCCAGTAACCGCTGGCGTTATGGCTGGTACAGACGCTGTTTCCGCCCCTTGGTTCTCGCCTGCAGGTTCACGAAGAGGCCAATATTTTGGTGTTACTTCTTTGGCCTACAATGCCACTAAGAGTCAACGAGATTCATTATATAAAGCTGGTGTCAACCCAGTAATCAATGTTCCAGGACAAGGTATTATTCTGTTTGGCGACAAGACTAAAGAGTCGCGCCCGTCAGCGTTCGACCGAATTAACGTTCGTCGTTTATTCCTTGCTGTTGAACGATCTATTAAAGGCGCTGCTAGGAATGTTATGTTTGAGTTCAACGATGAATTCACACGTGCAGAGTTTGTTAACGTTGTTGTACCTTTCCTTCGGGAAATTAAAGGTCGCCGCGGGATCACAGACTTCCGCGTTGTTTGTGATGAAACAAATAACACTGCAGCGGTAATTGATCAAAACCGATTTGTTGCAAATATCTTCATTAAACCAGCGCGTTCAATCAACTATGTTACTCTAAATTTCGTAGCTGTTCGAACTGGTGTTGAGTTTGAAGAAGTTGTTGGCAGCGTCTAAGCACCATTAAGGAGAATATTAAATGGCAATTTTAGGAGTCGATGACTTTAAATCAAAACTGCGTGGTGGTGGTGCTAGACCGAATCTGTTCAAAGCAACCATTAATTTTCCGCAGTATGCAGCAGGAGACGCAGAATTGACGTCTTTCCTCTGCGAAGCAGCACAATTACCAGGCTCTACGGTTGGTCTTATTACAGTACCTTTCCGTGGCCGTCAATTAAAAATTGCTGGTGATCGTACATTCGAACCTTGGACCGTTACTGTTATCAATGATACAGACTTCACTGTTCGTGATTCAATGGAGCGTTGGATGAATGGCATTAACGCACATTCAGCTAACACTGGTCTTACCAACCCAACTGATTATCAATCAGACTTGTTGGTTGAGCAATTGGACAAAGACGCGGAAGTATTGAAGACTTATAATCTTCGAGGCTGTTTCCCGACTTTGGTTTCACCCATCGAAGTAGCGTATACATCAGTAGATGAAATCGAAAGATTCACTGTTGAGTTCCAAGTACAATACTGGGAATCAAACACGACATCTTAACTTGACACTAAATAACAGAGAGAGTGAAATACCTCTCTCTGTTATTTTTTTATAATTATTATTAGAGAAACTAAATGGCTGATGATCGAGTATTAAAACTTTTCGGATTTGAAATTAAGCGCGCGGGCAAAGCACAGGCTACAGGTTCGAAACTTCCTTCTATTGTACCACCTGTTGATGAAGATGGAGCAGGATATGTAACTGCTGCAGCTGGACATTATGGCCAGTACATCAATATGGATGGGGACAACTCAAAGGACAACCATCAGTTAGTATTGCGATATCGTGGTGTAGCAATGCACCCAGAAGTAGATATGGCAATCGAAGAAATTGTTAACGAATCTATTAGCGCATCAGAACTAGAATCTAGCGTTGAACTTTGTCTAGACAAGGTTGAAGCGCCCGACAAAATCAAAGAACAAATAACAGAAGAATTTGAAAATATCGTCGCTATGCTGAAGTTCAATGAACTCGGTCACGATATATTTCGAAGCTGGTATGTAGATGGAAGAATTTATCATCATCTATTGGTTAATGAGTCAAATTTAAAAGCTGGTATACAAGAGATCAGAAGTATCGACTCTGCCCGTATACGAAAAGTGAAGAACATCAAATACAAGAAAGACCCTATCACTGGTGCGAAATTGGTCGACACAGTAGACGAGTTTTATGTGTTTGAAGAAAAACCAGGTCAATCAAATTCTGGTGTTCGACTTTCTCCCGATTCGGTCAGTTACGTTACTTCTGGACTTTTGGACGAAAGTCGAAAGAAAGTAATATCACACATCCATAAAGCGTTAAAGCCAATTAATCAATTGCGTATGATGGAAGACTCTTTAGTCATCTATCGTCTCGCGAGAGCACCGGAAAGGCGTATCTTCTATATCGATGTCGGTAGTTTACCACGTGGTAAAGCCGAAGAATATATGAAAAACATCATGGCGAAG